TTTTTTCCTTTTTAAAATCATATACAACTTATATAGTTGCCTATATCTTTAATTGTACATGTAGACTGTATTTAAATCTACCTTAATGGTAAGATAAAACGTACTATAACTGTTTTTGTAGCTAAAAAACAACGAACGTACTAAAATTTCATAAATTGAATGGGAGGTAAATAGTATACTATGCCTAGACTAAGCCTTTGGAAAAACGAAAAAACAGCAGATTACCATTTCATGGACAAGGTGATTCGTGAACAATTCTTTGTTGGTGGTACTGCTGTACTAGTTCACAAATACCTGCAGCCTGCTGATCAGGGTGCCAGTACAGATCCCACTAAACCCAATTATCGAGCAGAAAGTAGGTTGGATGAAACTAAAATACAAGATTTGTTATTCTTGGAAATTAGAGATCGAATCTATGACCCTGATGTCTACGAACTGCGTGGCGTCTACAATGTGGGAGATCAAGATTTCGATCTAACACAGTTTGGTTTATTCCTAAGTGCTGATACTATTTTTGTAACCTTCCACACCAACGATATGATAGAACGCATGGGTCGTAAGCTCATGGCAGGAGATGTCATTGAGTTACCTCATGTTAGAGATGATCTACTGCTGGATCAGACTAAGCCTGCTGTCAATAAATTCTATGTCATACAGGATGCTGCTCGTGCTGCTGAAGGATTCAGTCAAACTTGGTATCCACATATATGGCGTATCAAGGCCAGTCCGATGACTGATGCACAAGAATACAGAGACATCCTAAAGAACAAAGCTGACAACGATGTAGACACTCTTAAAGATGCACTTAGTACCTATCAACGTGAATTGGATATTAGCAATGCTATTATAGAGCGTGGCGAACAACTTGCTCCTACTATCTTAGATGATGATGCTAATCTCATAACAGATGCAACTAAGAAATATCAAACTGGCGCGGCCAAGACCTATGACCATGGTGAACCCTTGACCAGTGGACTAAGTTTTCCCATTAATCCGGCACAGGGAGAATTTTTTATGAGAACAGACTACAATCCTCCAACTCTCTTTGTTTACAGAGGAACTCGTTGGCAAAGAATAGATGTGCCTAACGGTCCAGTGGATGTAAAAGATAAAGTATTAAATGCTGCTTCGTTTATCAACAATAAATCAACCACAGTGATAGGCAGCGAAGAAATGCCCGAACGACAAGCACTAAGCCAAGTTATTAAACCTAAAACCGATTATTAATCATGCAATTTTTTTACGACGAACAGATACGAAAATACCTAATACAGTTTATGAGAATATTAGGTGGGTTCAGTGTGAAAACTGGTAAGGACAGAGAAGGAAATGAATCCTACATACAGGTTCCCGTACGCTACGGTGATATTAATCGTATGGCTGCTCACATCATGAAAAATCAAAGTGAGAACATGATTAACACTGTACCTTTTATCAGTTGCTATATTACTGACCTACAGGTCAGTGCTGAACGTAGGACTAACCCAACACACGTAGATAGAATTCGTGTCTACGAGAAAAAATTTGACACTACAACAGGCGAATATATTCCTGATGAAATAGGCAATAGTTATACCATAGAAAGATACATGCCAGTGCCTTATGATTTAACTGTGCAAACTGATATATGGACCAGTAATACTGAACAGAAACTACAGTTAATGGAACAGTTATTGGTTTTGTTTAATCCCAGTATAAATCTAAAGACCAATGACAATCCTTTTGATTGGTCAAACTTAACCTATACTGAACTGGTCAATGTGGTATGGAGTGTGCGTCAAGTGCCTACTGGCACAGATGACATCATTGATGTGGCAGCTCTTAACTTTGTCTTACCTGTGCTGATTAATCCTCCTGCCAAGGTCAAAAGACAGGTGCTAATTCATACAATTCTCAATGAGATAAAACGTATGAAGAATGGTGAAATCATTGATTGGGTTCCTAGTGATCCTGCACCTAACAAGCAATGGGTAGTTGTAACCTTTGAAAACATGCGCCTACAGGTAAGAATTGAAGGTGACAAGGCCATACTGTTGAATCAATCAGGCGGCCAAACCGACGAAGACGGAAATCTACTGAGCTGGGAAGAAAAACTCAAACCCTATGGAGAAGTTAGGTTTGGCATTAGCAATCTTAGACTACGCAGAGGACCAGATCCCAGCGACTTCAGCAATGACATCATAGCTACTATCGACGGCTATGATCCAACTTTGAGTAATGTCTTAACCATAACAATTGACAACGACACTATGCCTTCTACCACAGTGCCCGCAGTCAATGCTATTGTAAATCCATCAAAGAGCGCACCTGGTAAAAATCTGCCTGCTAGTGCAACAGGACAGCGTTATTTGATCTTAGAAGATCTGCCCAACAGTAATTTTTGGGGCGTAGTTGGTGCCACTGCCAATGACATTATACAGTATAACGGCAGTACATGGACAGTGAGCTTTGACAGTGAAAGTAATAGCACTGCGGTAGTACTAAATTCAAATACTGGCTACTACTATGAATGGCGCAGTGGACAGTGGATCAATGCTATAGAAGGCACATATCAAAATGGCTGGTGGAGATTATACCTGTGAAACAGTTCAGAGGAGTTGGTGGTATAATTATCAGTAAGAAAACAAACAAGGTCATGATGGTACTACGTTCCGAGCAGGAAAGCAATCCTAATACATGGACCTTTCCTGGAGGGCGAGTAGAACATGATGAAACACCAAGTGATGCTCTAGTAAGAGAACTCAAAGAAGAACTAGAATTGACTAGAATAGAAAAAATATTACCTTTGCACAGATATCAAAGTAGATCAAAAGACTTTATCTATGATACCTTTATAGTTGTTGTAAACACAGAATTCACACCTATTCTAAACTGGGAAAACAGCGGTTATGCATGGACTCATCTTAGAGGACTGCCTAGCCCCTTACATCCAAAAACAAGACAGATGATTTCCAGTGCAAGAATTGTACAAAAGGTCAATAATTTTAGCACTTGGATGGATAAGAAAAATGGCAGAAATCATACAGTTTCCCAAAAAGGAAAGACCACTTAGGTCAGCAAGATCAGTAGATCTCTACTATTGTTGGGACACTAGACTCAACAATCCTTTGCTCAACAGTATTTTTCGGCCAGAAACCAGCTACGTGGAACGGTGGTTCCTACAGACACAGCATCTACTAAACAATGAAGATCTAGATCATCCAATAATTAAATTATTGATGAGTGCTGATGACAGTACCCTAGATCTACTTATTGATAATACCAAAAAAGATCTAGCTGTGCAGATATTTTTTAGTGATACCAACGAAGCTAGAGATAGTGCAGAAATAAACATACAAAAGCTAAATCGTTGGTATACTAAATGGCAGTGCCTGTTCAACTATAGAAAAAACAAACTCTAGTAATCTTCTTGTTCGTTTAACACTATTCCAGTAAGCTCGTATTCGCTGCCAAGTTGTCCTGCTAGGAACGTGTTAAAACTCAAACTAATTCTAGTCAGATCTTCCTGGACGGGATCAACACTGTGTTGAAGTCCCGACGGGAATAGATATAGTATTCCCGGCAAAGCTTCTAGCCACCAAGTTTCACTGTTAAAATGATTAAATTCTCGGGGACTATAAGTCAATTGTTTATACGAATCTTTGTGAAAATAAATCTTATCTGACAGGCTACTTTGGATATAGAATACACCGCTGATGAAACTATTAGGATGTGCGTGTTTATGATGCCACTGTCCTTTTTCTGAATAGTTTAACCAACTTTGCGTAGTTACAATTTTAAGATTAGACTGTAAAGACAAAGCCTCTAGAGAAAACTGCACTATACAATCTTGAACAAATTGATTAATACTAGCCATTTCCGGGCTAAGCAAAATCTTAGTTGTTACACTAGTAGTGTTACCTGTATTTGGTCGTCGTTCTTGGTCTAGTACAAATTTTAGTTCTTTCTCGGAGATTGGCCTACCTAACTCAAATCTCCCAACTCCCACTGGGAACAGACCCAATACGTTCATTTAATTTCCTTTAATTATATTTTCTTTAGCTAGACCAACTTACATAACTATATCGTGTTCCCTCAGTCACAGTGGTTACTTCGTGAGGGAACATAAAATTGCTGGGAAATACAATTAATTGTCCCGGAGCAACATTTATTTTTTCTCCGCAAAGTATGAAATCTCCACCTTTAAAGTCGTCATTGAGAAAACCCAGTAAACTTAAAATTGGAATACCTCTTAAGTTACCATCAAATATGCTATGAATATGATCAACATGTAAATTCATTTTAGTTCCAGTATCGTATCTATTATATCTCACTGGTTGGTGAACAGTGTAGTAGCAAAATTGTCCCACATCCCTAAAATACCTAGGAATAATATTAGCTAATTTTTGATATAAGATTAGACTGTACAAACACATCGGCTCACTAGTTACGCTGAGATCATAATCATAGCTAATGGTTTGGCCTGATGAGTTATCACTATAACTATGCTTTTCCCAATTTAAGCTATTAATGTACTGTATAGCTTCGTTACAAAACGTTCTGTCAACTAAGTTATAGATTTTTATGTAGTCAGTAACTTTCATATAAACTACTTAGTTGATTGTTTCGTTTAATTAATACTCTAACTAAAAGTAACTGTACCTTTACCTGCTGTAATACTATAAATCTTAAAACCAGCTACCGCAGTGCTCAGACTAGTAGTAAGCCCACTGGAAAATGTCGCTGTTTGAGTATCGGGAATTTTAATAATTATTATGCCAGTAGCCCCAGCTCCACCAGAGGTCAACACCAAGGAACCTCCACCCCCACCACCTGTATTAGCCGTAGCAGGCTGAGCTAGGCCGTAGGTTGGAGTTGACATGCTGCACCATCCGCCAGGACTCTGAGGATTACGGAAAGTAGTTGTACTGGCAGGCACAGGTACTGGACCACCACCACCTCCGCCACCATAATAAGTTGCAGTTCCGCTGATAGGCACAGATATACCCGGTCCTCCGTAGTATCTATCAAAACCAGTTATTACCCCGCCTGCACCACCCCCGCCACCGGCACCTCCACCGACAGAACCGTTGACTTGCCATAGGCCTTGAACTCCATCATTTCCGATCCCAATAGCACATGCATAGACCTGATTGCTTGTTCCCGCTCTGCCGTGAGTTGGTGCGGTTGGGAAACTTGTTTGCCCTGATTGACCAGCTCCACCGCCACTGCCACCCGAATTACCATCCAAGGTGCCATAGTAACAGCCTCCACCTCCACCTCCACCTTTAGCTACATATACATCTAACATGCTGTCCTGACCATTCGCACCTTTACTTTGGATGTTCCCACTGGGAGCAGCGGCGAACTGGGTGCCTGCTGCGCCACCGTTGCCCACCTGGATTGCATAAGGGCGTCCTACTTCAAATGGTAATGTAGCAGTAATGACACCACCACCACCACCACCACCTCCGCAGTAATTAAGTCCAGTGGGTGGTATATTGCCAGAACTCGGTGCACCTCCAGCACCACCACCTCCGCCTCCGCCTACTACTAAAATTTCTGTCTCAAGATATGTAGCCACACTACCACCTCCCCCTGTTGCACTAATTGTAATACTTCCGGTAGAGCTACTTAGTGTTACTCCTGAACCAGCTATCAAGCTAGTTACTCCAGTATTAGTTAAGGTAATTCCTCCGGTACTGCTGCTGGCACTTAGACCAGTACCGGCAGTGATTCCAGTTACTCCGGTATTAGTGACCGTAATATTACCTGAACTGGTAATAGGACCACCGCTAGTACTTATACCTGTGCCCGCGGTCAACCCTACGCTGGTCACAGTACCAGCTCCACCACCAGTGCTATCAGTTCCGTTGACCCAGTTGGTTCCATTGTATTTTAGAACCTGTCCGTTTGTCGGACTGCTAATACTTACAGTTCCTAATTCTGACAAGTTTATTGTTCTAGTTCCACCTAGGCTCACTACTGTGCCGTTAATTGTTATACTGCTATTGGCTAAATTAGCATTAGTAATACCTGCTGTTCCACTAAGATTAGTGTTTGTAAGACCGCTTATCGTGTTCGAACTGGCTGCTATGGTCTTGTTTGATAAAGTCTGTGTTCCAGTAGTCGTAACTACTGTTGAATCTATACTGAATTGGCCACTGGAATAACTTAGGCCAGTGCCGGCACTGAGATGACTACGTACTTCTGTGCTACTAGGACCAGTATAGGTAAACACACCTGTAGTATTGTTATAGCTTAAACTGCCATCGCCGCCTGAATCAGTTACGCTAAAACTGGTGAGACTGGCTCCACCACTGGTTGGAATTTCAACATAGGTAGTTCCATCGTTGGTGAATTCCCATTTATCTGTAGTTTCATTCCAACGTAACTGCACCGCTGCACTATCTCCGCGCATGATTCTAATGCCGGAATTTTCACTTGGAGTGCCAGTGGTAAAATTACTGTTAAGATCAATTATATTATCTGCGAGACTGATTGTTTCTGTATTAACTGTGGTAGTTGTACCACTGACAGTTAGATTTCCTGTTATTATTAGGTTATCATCAACTCGTACACTGCCAGTACCGTTGCCAGTTAGATTAAGATCTGCATTTGTGGTCTTACTGGTTAAATTATCAACTGCTATGCTGCTACTGAAATTGATTGCATTACCATCACTGCTGCTGATATTATTACCGGTTTGTATCTGTAAAGGTCCTTTGATTATGACGGATCCAGTACCTAAAGGGTCAAATTGTATGTCACCTGAGCCTAGGGTACTCAATCGAATATTCTGATCTGCATCTGCTGTAATAATAATGTCACCAGTTACAGTTTCTTCCTGTATGACTTTCTGTCCATTTACATAAAGACTGCCAGGCCCAATATAGACATCACGCCACATCTTAGTGGCACTGCCCAAGTCGTAGGTGTTGTTTGTAGCAGGAATTATATTTGCATTAAAGTTACCACTGCTTAAATAGTCTTTGACTCTAGCATCTCTGTAGCTGAGTTCTATGACTTGCCCACTGGTATTTTCTGCGAACAGTTTACTGTCTGCTGTGTTGATAGCCAGTTCACCTAGTTCCAACTGTGCTGCTGTAGGAACTACTCCTGTGGTTTCACTGTGTTTGGTAATAATAGCCATAAAAATACTAACTCCTTGTGGATCACTATCACATTATTTATTCGGTTTATAATTTCTTAGGTATGCGACTATTAACTAGGCACGGTTTTTTTATTCTTAGATTCAATATGCTTTTTAAGAAACTTCTTGCCAATTTAATAAATTTTCATTCCATTCCCAATCACCTTGATCAGGATAAGGCACAGGAGGATACCATTCTAAATATTCTTCATCAAAGAGCCAACTGTCGTAGGGTTTTTCATTGTAGGCTATATTTCTTCTAGCAAGTTTTTCCTGCTCCCATAATGACATAAATTCTTGGTAGCTATGGGTTGATAATACACCTGGCATACCAGTGTCAGCTCCGTCAAGACAAATACCATAATATCTTGGTGCTATTAGATATGAGCCATCTGGTTTAGTAGGTACAGGATAATTAGATTCGTCGGCCCACATAAATTCAAATCCAACAAGCCTAGGTAAGGTTGGCCCGTTAGTCATGGGTTTTTCAGTACAAGGAATTCCTGTTTTAGAATCTACATCAGTGACACAAACATATATCATTGTTTTTCCTATAATGGTTGACGACGAATAGCTCTTACACGATAACTGGTCACTATCTATTTAGTATGTAAAATAGAATAACCTTAATTTGGATTAATCAGTATAATTTCGTTATTTTTGGTTATATTATATAATTTAAGATGATTTTATACCTAACTATCGCTAGTACCGTTACTATTAAGTCTAGCTATATAGTTTGCAGTATTTCCATTAAACGTTGTGAAAAAACCGCAAGCCATAATTTTACCGTCAGTTTGAGTACGAACACCACGTAC